TCTGGGTTATCTGTTTTCCATTGATCCCACTCGTGAACGCTTAAAACCACCTCTTTTTGTTCACCAGTATTTTTGTTAATTACAGGATAAGTTGCCAAATTTCACCTCAATAGCATAGTTTATTTAGTTCCATTCAAGTGCTTCTGAAACAGTTGGAAACTGTTCCATAAAGATCTTCTTACAAGCATCGGCAATATCCATATGCTCCTTCTGAGTTCCGTGACCAGAACGCAGAGAAATATAATGAATCCAAGAACGGCACGATCCACTCATATAGATTCGTGTCGGAGTTGCCAAAGGCAATACAAAACGGGCACATTCTTTTGCAATTCCCATATCAAGCATTGACTGATAGAGAACCATAGAGTCATCAAAGTGTTTACGAATCTTATTCTCAAACTCTTGCTTTACAGAATCATCAATATCATCAATAGAGTTCTGGCGATTCTTTGTGTCTTGACGACGCAAGTCAAAGAGAGGAATACTATCTCCTAGAAGAGAACTGTCAGCATAGCGTTGCGAGAACTCTTGATATGTGAAACTACGGTGCCTCAGGATCTGTGCTGCGATGCCCCTGGTGGTCTCGATCTCAAGCGTCATGAATGCCTGCTCAAACACGCTCCAGTGCTGGTGTTTCACGCAGTACTTAAGAAGACCCGCAACGTTCGGGTTCTCCTGGTTAGAGGGGTTGCTGACCCTCGCTACGTACCCCATTACCTTCTCAGCATCAGGGGTCACAGAAATTAGTTTTACTTGATCACTCATTTTCTTTCTTATAAGTTTTACGTTTCTTTTTGAGTTCTTTCAACTCTGCTTTGATAAGTTGATAAGCAGTCTCTCCATCAATCTTATCTCCCATTTCCATTGCAATAATAACATCTGTGCGAGTGCCAAAATGCTGCAATGCTCTTTCAAAGGAATCTAGATCTTCATACATCAGTCTGGGTATCCGTCGTCGTCATCACTATATAACTGATATTGATTATCCAATCTCATAGAAGTACTTTCCTCGTGATAATCAGGTTCATATGAATTATCAATTTTTTGAATTAAATCCTCAAACTTGATAATGTTTTCCATATCATCATCCTTAGAATCTTCTATTTCTAACTTAAGAGATTCAATCAGAAGTTCCATGTTTCGAATTATCAATGAAATTTTTTTCTTGTTCATTTTATTCGCGTAACAAAAACATTTTACATAAAAAAAGAGAGGGTGTCAACCCTCTCAAATCACTTAAGTAAGTGAACTTCAGCAACTATCACTAGCATAAATGCCATTGATGCCAAAGTTATTTCTGCTACGGTTAGCATTTTTTTGCTCCAACAAGTTGTGCAATTTGTGCTTTATGTAGTCTATTCTGTTTTTGTTTTTGCTCTTTTATAAGCTGCAGGACATTCAGTTTCATTTGCATACCTCTTTGGTTTCGGTATGCTTCACACCTCTGTAGGTCTCTACAAAGGTTTCTTTTGTACAAACCATCTTATTCAGACGGTCATTGGTGTCATAAGTGGCACCACGATATACGACTTTAGCCATGAGATTGCCTCCAAAGAAATGAGTTAATTAAAACCCGTTCCTTCGGGCGGTTTGCGTTCGCTATTTGTGAATAGCGAATGAACGATCCGTTCCGCCGTCCTACTTGCGACCAGTTTCCTGGTTGAACGTAAGCACATTATAGTGCTGTTATAATATCTATGCAACCTAGACTGTATTATTTGTTACAATTTTAAATAAGTTCTTGGTTCTTAAGATATTGTAATGTTTCTTTAATACTCCCAATGTGTTTACTACCGATTGCTACCTGAGGATATGTTGCTTCTTTACCAAACTCCATTTCAAATTGGCGTTCACTAAAGTCCACACCCTCAATATATTCGTGAAACTCACCACCAATATTCTTAAGTAGCATACTAATACGCTCACATTCTTGGCTACCGTTACTATAGATTACTGCCGTTTCATTCATAGTGGATAAGATTTAATTAGATAACTTTTAAACTCTGGTACGTGTGCTAATGTAGACTGTAATACAAACCACTTAGAAGCAGTGGAAATGATATTGTAAGTTTTTATTTCATCATCCATAAATTGAATCGCTATAATATAATGTTTCACTCAATCTCTCTGCCTCCAATCTTCTGGTTTATCTTGTGAGAAAAAGTCGATTATATCATCAGCACTTGTAAATCCAGTACGATGATTTGATGGATCTGGATCTCCAAGATCCATCGCATTCATAAAGTCATCTAGACTTCCTTCTTGCATCTCTGGATTATTTGCTGCACGCCTTGCTCTACGAAGCATTGCTTCAGCAGATCCATTTGACTTTGCAAGTTTCTGAGCCCATATCATATCTTCTATTAGGACTTCTTCACGCCTTGCGATTCTACCACAAATACTCTCCATTCGGAGTCTATATTGAGAAGAAAGCATTATATCCCTCGTTTAGTTTTATTTATTAAAAAACCCTCATGCGAGAAAATTTGCCGGGATTTTTTTCGCCAAAAAATGAAAACAAAAAGTGATTTTCAAATTAGTCAATAGGATCTTCCTTTGACTCATCAATCAATCCCTTAACGTATTCCTCAGTACCATCTAAAGTTTTAACTTGGTATAGAGAAGATCTCATATACTTTTTGACATTCTTATACTTTTTTAAAAGAGAATTAAGTTCTTCTTTATTAACTAAAAACTTAAAATCTTTATTTTTATCTACACCAAATCCTTTACTCATTTTTTAGACTTCTTTTCTTTTTTATCATTTCCCCACAATTTGGGATTTACCATTCCATAACCAAAATCAATTTTTTGAACTGCTCCAGGACCATACTTATCATAGTACATATCAAAGAGGTTTACTGTCTTACTACATCTTGTTAGATCAATATAAGTTTTTCCATCAACTTTATACCAAATTAATTTTGCATCGTTCGGAAAACTTTTATCTTTTGCAATTTCTAATGTAGTTTTTTCTAAAAGAATTTGACACCCATATTCATGTGGCAGAACATCTTTTGGAATTCTATTTTCTTGTTCTGCCATAACAGTATCCTCTGAAACAACAACTGTCACGAACGTCCTCCCCAAGTAATATCTGGGTAAGAATCTGCAACAATTTCCTTTGTAATTTTATATTTATCTTGAAGTTTTTTATCTTTCACTAGACACATAAGTTCTGCCTCAAGTGGATGCAATCCTTTCAACATGTTGATAAAGATAGTTTCCTTTCTAATTTGTGAAACTGAGTTATTTCCACCTTTACAAAAGAGATAAAAGTTTTGATACTCATTTCTGATAGAAGATTTTGCAGATGCTTCAGCAAAATCTTCCGTACCATAATATCCAGTGGTTTTCATTCCATCAGACTTAGACTTACTTTCAATCATATCAGTAAGATTGCCGCCGATGTTGGTTTGCTCGTCAACGTCTGCATAAGGAACTGGTCCCGGAGGCAAAATACTAATTACAGATTCATCAAAATTCATAATAAAGATGGAAACAAGAGCAGGATTTCTATACTCTTGCAAAACCTCAATTTTTTTTGCTTTACTTCTCTGCTTAGAAGCAAGTTCTAAAATCTCATGTTGAAATGGATTTGCTTGTAGTTTTGGAATTGGTTTATTCGTCGTCGTCTTCTTCCGTGTAGTCGTCATAATTGTTTTCAAATCGTACTGCTAAAATTTCATCTGGTAAAATATTACCATTTTCATCAAACATCTCTGGATGAGTATATATTGGTGCTGTGCTGTAGAAATGCTCTTTTGCCAACCATCCTACCACACCTCCAACAAAAAAGAACATTATTGAAACAAGAGTGCTGATCGTTAGAGTTACTGCTAACATTTTCTTTCTCCAGAGAGTCTATTTTTTCCTAATGTCTAGGTAAAAGTTTAGATGTAAAACAATCTCTCTACGAAAAAGAGAAACCATTTTGCCAAACTTTACTTGAAAAGATTTTGGTTTTTCTGGTTTGCTCCTCCTATTACGTAACATTAACTCAAATCCCCGATTTATCTGGGGTTCTGATTTATTTAGTTTTCTTTCGTCGGCCTGGTCGTTTGTCATGACTATACTTCCATGCATCTTCTAAGATGCCATACAAATAATTTTTAATTTTTCTTGCTTGGGGTTTTGGAATATGCCCATAAGCTTCACGAAGCATTTTGTGATTGTTGTCAGAACCTCCTTCTAGATATTCTCCCAACTCATTCACCAAATCTGATATTTCGACAGAAGTTTCGCTAGAAATAAATTCTTCAACTTGCTTCCTTGTCACCTTTCTTAATTTTAAATAATCATAAAATTTTAAAACAAATTTATTTTCAAAAGCAAAGTCAATTGCTTGGTCAACGTCAAAATAAACTTCGTGAAAATTAGTGTCCATCAAATAATCTTGTTTTCGGAAAGGTACTTCACAGTTTCGGTGCATCCACCAATCAATGCATCATCTAAGAGAACCCTTGGAAAAGTTGATCCATTTCCAAACTTTGAATAAAATTCTTCTCTTGTAAAATCACTATTCAATTTTTGAACTTCATAATTGAGATTTGCCAATTGCAAAACTCTCTCCACTTTTGTACAAAATGGACAACCATCTTTAGAATATACTGTAAATTGCATTTTATAATAATAAAACTGAAAATTATTTAGCGTGATATGCTTTTAGATCTGGATTTGGTTGAGAAGGAA